AGCACCTGCGCGTCAGCGTCGTCACCGGCAACATCAAAGAGCGCGAGCGCGCCCTGCGCGTCCCCGCCGATATCTACACGACGAACTACGAGCAACTGCAGTGGCTGGTCGGCGAGTGCATCGACAACTGGCCGTTCAAGACCGTCGTGGCGGACGAGAGCACGCGCCTGAAGAGCTTCCGGTTGCGGCAGGGGTCGCGCCGGGCCAAGGCGCTGTCGCGCGTGGCGCACACCGACATCGACCGCTTCATCCTGCTGACCGGCACGCCGTCACCAAATGGTTTAAACGACCTGTGGGGGCAGACGTGGTTCATCGACAAGGGCGAGCGTCTAGGGCGCACGTTCGGGGCGTTCGAGGCGCGCTGGTTCACCAAGGGCTGGGACGGCTATAGTCTGAAGCCCACCCAGTCGGCGCAGCGGGAGATCGAGGACAGGCTGCGTGACGTGTGCCTGACTGTCACAGGGCTGCCGGTCGAGGAGCCCATAGTCAACAACCTGTACGTCAATCTGCCGAAGGACGCCCGCACCCTGTACGACGACATGGAACGGGAGATGTTCATTGAGATCGAGGAGCACGGCATCGAGGCGCTGAACGCCGCCGCCAAGACGATGAAGCTCCTGCAGATCGCCAACGGCGCAGCCTACGTCGATGACCAGCAGCATTGGAGGGAAGTCCATGACGCTAAGATCGAAGCTCTGGAGAGCGTTATCGAGGAGGCGTCCGGGGCGTCGGTCCTGGTTGCCTATCATTTCAAAAGTGACCTCGAACGGCTCCGTGCTGCTTTCCCTTCAGCAAGGACACTGGATAGTGAGCCTTCAACGATCCGGGAGTGGAACGAAGGGCGGATACCGATCCTACTCGCTCACCCTGCATCGGCAGGGCACGGCCTGAACCTCGCCAAGGGCGGCAACATCCTTGCCTTCTTCAGCTTGAACTGGTCGCTGGAGAACTACATGCAAATCATCGAGCGGGTAGGCCCGATGCGGCAGAAGCAGGAAGGCTTGGACCGCCCGGTCTTCATCCATCACATCATGGCGCGCAACACCGTCGATGACATGGTCCTGGAGCGCCTCCGGTCCAAGCGATCGGTTCAGGAAATCCTTCTGGAAGCCATGAAAAGGAGAGAGCGATGAATTACCCACTTAAGCCGACGTTCATCCAGCTGCCCGATATGACAAAGCCCCGGAACCCCGAGGCGCGTAACCGGACGGCCCTCATCAAGTACGCCCAGATGCGGTCGAAGGCGGATACGCTTCTTCGGAAGTTCTCTTGGGAGGAGAAATGAAGCACCTACTGTCCATAGGCCACGGCCTTCTCATCGCCGCGATAGGGTCCATCTTGATATGGACTCTCGTATTCGGTGTCGCGTTCGTAGTTTTCCTACTTACGCGGAAGTAGGCCGCGCCTTCGGCTTACGCCGCAAGAACGCCAGATACTCCGCCGCAAAAGCCGGATCGTAGAAGTGTTTGACGAGTTCCGGGTCCGTGTCTTCGCGGCGCGGGTCGATGACCAGCGCCACCGCAGGCGAGATGTGGCGGTCAAGGAAGCCCAGGGTGTCGGCGTAGTCGTCGATGATCTTGAAGCTGGCGACCTGATAGCAGAACGTCATGCGCCCCGTCATGGGGTCGCGTTCCGTGCTGTCGCCGGAGACGTGCGTGTGTCCGCCCGCCAGGATGGTGTCGCGCACACCCATGCGGGCGGCGCGCTTCAGGGCGTGGACCTCGTTCCACATAGAGCGACCGGGCCAGGAGTGCCGGGCGTGGATCGTGACCTCCCGGCCATTGGGGCAGCGGTACGCCACGCGCAGGCTGTCGTTGCGGTGCAGGACGCCATGCTCGTTCATGATCATCGCCAGCAGGTCTGACGAGCCGGACCACTTGTCGTGATTGCCGCCGATGGAGGCGTCCAGGTGATCGCCGATCTGGTCCATGTAGTGCTGGAGCAGAATCCAGCCTTCGGGGGCCGGTGTCTCGGACGCCCCGTAGAGGTGCGCCAGCGGCTTGGCCCAGTTGTCGAGCATGTCGCCCAGCGACCAGCCGGTGATGTGCTTGCTCCGATCCAGGTAGCCGATCCAGTGCTCGAAGAGTTCGAGGCTTGTTCCCGGACTATCGAGATGCTCGTCGCCTAACAGCACGATCACGAAAGGCCCGTTGTCGGGCCGATGTATGACGGACAGGCGGGACGGGCTGGCGCTCTTGACGCGCTCGAACTCAGCCTTGCGGGCGGCTACGATCTCGGCTCCGGGACGCCAGCGCGCGGGCACCGGCGTAGCGTTTCTGGGCTCCATTAGCCCTGCTTTCTCAGCTTTTTCGAGGCGATGGCGAAGCGTGCGGGGGGTGAGGTCCAACTGCTTGGCAGTTCGGCTCACATTTCCGCCGTTGTCCGCGAACGCTTTGACGGTGTCCTTCAGTATCTTCGGCGTCAGCCGATAGGACTGCCCTGATTTGTAAACCACGCGCACGCTCCTCTTGAAGCGCCCAACCGCTTCGTTGAACCTTTAGCCGTCGTCGCCATCCGATCGTTCGATCGTCCCTGGCGCAGGGCGCTCCGTGGGGCGCTTCACAATCGGGTTCCCTATGAACTCGCACCACGCCATTCGCTTGGCGATGTATGCCTGCTCTAGCTGACGCCAGTACGGCGACAGGGCTACGACAGCCCATCTTTCAATCGGGGTCGGCTCCATCTAGGTGGCCAGCCCGTACTTCTCGACCAGACCGCCGCGCGCCTTGTTCAAGTGCGGGTCGTTCGGATCGAAAGTGCCACGGTTCATGGTGGACTTGAGTTGCGCGGGGCTGAAAACAGCAAACTCTTTCGACCCGTTTGGATGAGTGAAAACTACCCCGTCGTGTCCGGCGTTCTTAAGCTGATCCGTGAACTCGCGGAGCGTGTCATCATCGGCATACCGCAGGGCCTCCCTATCCGAAGCGGTTGCCATATACGGATTTTTCAGGCTGGGATGCAGCGGCATTATATTTGGCGCGGCGCTTCCGGCTTTCTTGCTTGCGTAGAGGGCTGCAAGGAGAGCGTCAGGGGCCGTGTAGATGCCTTTTCCCAGCCACCCCTTATCATTCTGTGTCGGGTGTCCGAGCACGAAGCTCGGGATGTCCTCGCTGGTTCCGTGATACACAACGTCCGGCACGTCAGGGTGATTGCCTTCCAAGAACGACGCCCGGTTCGCCTCGATCTGCGCGGGCGTCAGATTGGCCATGAACTCCGGCAGACCATACTTCGCCGCGAGTTCCGCGCCCTGCGCCGCCTCTCTGGCTACGCCGCCCTCCAGGGCCTTGGCCGCCTCGCCTCCGAACGGCAGCAGCCCTGCCAGGACGCCCGTTCCGGCCACTGCGGCCATCTGCTCGTACTTCTGCGCGGTGCCGGGGTCGCCTTGAGCCCGAGCCTGGGCTGCGGCTTGGCGCATATGTGCGGCGTCAGACGCCGACATCACCGAGCCGACGCCCGGTATGGCAGACGCGAGGGTCTGAATTGGGTGCTCAATAGCGCCCTGCACGACGCTCGCGCCGAACCGCCCAACGTCGCCAGCCATCTGTCCCGGCGTGTGAGACGAGAGGTAACTGCCCACGTCGCCGGGGATGGCGGCTACGCCCTTCGCGAACGCGCCGGGGTCGCCCACCGCCGCCTGCAGCGTGTCCAGTTGGCGCTGCCAGAACCCGCGCTTGGGGCCGACCACCACGAGCGGATCAACCGTGGTCGTGTCGTCACCGTCATCGCCGCCGTCGACCGAGCCGCCTTCAGCCATGTGCCGCACGGCCAGCTTTTTCTTCAGCTTCTTGGCTGAGAGCAGATTCTCGCTGCCGTCGTGGTAGCGGATTTGGGCTTTCATCTTCTTGACGCCCAGCGCCGCGCCCACGGCGGCGTGAGTGTTGCCGTCGGCGATGTGCGCCTGCCCCTGACCGTTTACGTCGATGGTGATCGTCTTCGGCTTGAAACCCCGGCGCTTCGACTTCGCCATGATGCGGTCGTACTTCGGGTTACCCGGCTCGCGGTCCTCGCGGTGCTCGCCAGGGATCGCCCGGTGAACTAGCGCCGGGTCTACCTTGAAGGAGACGGTCTTGGTGACGTTGGCCATCGGCCTATTTGCCTTTCAGCACCTTGTTGGCCTTCGCCTTGATCTTCACGGCAAGCGCCTTCGACAGCTTCCCCTTCTCCACCATCTGCGTGGCGCGGGCCTTCGCATTGGCGGCGTGGGCTCGATCTGGGATGGGGTAACTGCGATCGGGACCAGCAAACTGGCTCTTCTTCAGCCCCTTGCGAACTTTGGCGGTGAGGATGCTCATCGTTTAAACCCCGTCAGTCTTGATCGGTGTCGGTGTCAGTGCTCTGCGGCAGATCGGAAGGCAGAGGCCCGTAGAACCGGCTGGACCCGATAGTCGTGCCCTGGTCCTCGCGCCCCTTGGCGAACGTAGGGATCAGGTTCGGGTACGTCTTAGGGTTACTGACGTGCAGCTTGGCCAGCGCCTCCGGCGCGTAGTAGTAGACCGCGCCGTTGGTGTTATCCGGCAGCTTACCGGCGATCGCCTGCTGGGCGAGTTGCAGAGCCTGCTGGTACTTGGGCGTTCCGGCGTAGTTCTTGACCAAGCTGTCGGGGTCTTTCCAGACGTTGTAGGCGCTCGGCGTCAGGATCGACGGCAAGTCCGGTCCGAACCGGCCCCGCTTCTGTCGGTTCAGAACGGTGTGGATAACGGCCTGCATCTCCGCCGGATTGTTGCTTGCCTCGCCCGCAGCGGTCAGGGCCAGCGCCTGCTCGGGGGGCAGATCAGAAACGGAACTACCGGCGCTCGGCGTATCAAACGAGAGGCCGACATCCTCGTTGCTCAGGGTCTGCTTCGGCGCAGCGGGCGTCGTTTCGTCCTTGCGATCCTCCGGCGGCGCGTTGGGCGCGGCGGAGACCATGCCAAGGGTGCGCCCGGTTAGCACTCCCAGGTTCACGGCGCGCCCGTACTGCGCGCTTCGTTGCGCTCCGTACGTGTCGATGAGGTGCTGGAGCACGTCGTCGGTCGCAGACGGGCTGATCGCCTCTTCCGTGACCCGCTGCGCTGTTCGGTCGGACATGGTCGACGGGAGCACATCGAGAGCGCGGCCAACACGCGGCGCAAGCCCCACCAGAGTCAGTCCGTGTGTAAACGGAGCCGCTGCCAAGGCCGCGACTTCGCCGACTGTAGCCAACGGGATTCTCGGGGGAGAGAACGCCACATCGGCCAGATCAGAAGCGGTCTGGTGCCTGTTGTAGAGCGCCTCCGCGCCGGTCTGTACGTTCCCGTACTCGTCTGGGAACAGCGCCGAGAGATTGTTCTGCGCGTTCAGGTTCCGGTTAGGCGTACCGATCATGTCCAGCGTGCTTACCGCGCCGTCCGTGCCCTTGGCGGCGGCGTCCAACAAGGATTGGCGCGCTGCAATCTGAGCGACGGATCGCTCGGTAGGCAACATGCGGGACAGCGCCGTGTTGAAAGTGGCGGCGTCGGTGTTGGCGAAGTTATCGCCCAGATCGTGGGCGGCCTGGAGACTGCGAGCCTGCTCCTGATTGCCCAACGCGGTTTCGAGGGGGGCCGCGTCGTCCGAGGTGAACAGTCGATCGGCCACCGGGGCTGCTGTGTACCGCAAATCCCGGTAGTTGCCGAGGTTAACAACGCCCGGCTCAGGCGCAAGAACGCGCTTTTGACCCGCCAGCTGAAGGCTACGGAAGAGGTCAGGGTCTACGGTGTCTCGGATCACGTCGAGGCTACGGGCCAAGTCGGGTCGCTGCGTAATCGGCGACCCAGGCTTACTTCCGAAAATGATATTTTCGGCGTCTTCAGGAGCAACAAGACGCTCGTTCTTGCTGTTCTGCGCGGTCAGCTGTTGCTGAACGCCTCCGCTCTCCCAGGTGCTACCGAAGTCTGCACGATCTTTTCGAGCATCATTCCAGCGCTTTATTCCGTCGGGACTGCCCGCAAAACGATCAGCGTTGAACAGGCTATCAATAGCATTAAGAAGCTGATCCTTGGCCGCCGACGCCGCTCCTCCCTCCGCGTTGTAGCGCCCCGTCTGCGGGTCGTAGTTATCCGAAGCAAGTTGTGTAAACGCCTTAACGCCGTCAAACAGGTCCGTCATCGTCGGGTTCGGGATGCCGCCCAACAGATCAATCCGCTTGAATGTTTCCGCCGCCGCACCGGCTTTCGCTCCCAGCTTCGAGGAATAGCCTTCTGCCGAAGCGCGCAGCATCCGCGCCAGATCGCCCATGTTGTTCGGGGCGGAGGTCTGCGAGGAGCCCTCGTACTGGATAAGTTCTGGGTCTTCATCCTTTTTGACGTTGTCGTACGAGGTCCGCCATTTCTCTTCACCGGCGCTGCGCTGCTCAACCATGCGCTGCTGGATGTCGGCTCCCGCCTTTCCAAACTCCACATTCGGCACGAGCGTTTCAGGCGGCGTGGCCAGCGCCTCGATATCGGCGCGAACATCAGCGCCGGTGCGGGGGTCCGACGCGCCCAACTGCCCAACGAGATCGCGCGTAGCCGTAGGCGTCTCGGCCATCGTGCTTCGGCCCCACGCCCGAGTGCGCTGGTTGGCCACGCGGCTCCTGGCGGCAGCGTCCCTGACCACGTCGGCCACCGGCGCAAGATCGATCGGACGGGGCTCAACGCCTGCAGCGGCTAGGCCAGAAGCCGTCTGTTGCGCCGTTTGGCCGGTATCCGGCGTGTTCTGGTTAACCCGCGTGCTGAGTTGGCGCTGCAGCCTTGTTCTCGGCGCAGGCGCGACCGTAGGCGACGGCAACGGCGGGGCGACGTAAGGCCGCGAGGCTGCGCCCCCAGCGACCGTTGCCAGCGCCAGCTGTGTCGGGTCTGATTGGCCCGTGAGCGCCTGCCGACTGGCCTCTAGGGCGCCGCCCAAGGTCGCCCCTCCAGCGATCTCTCGAAGGCTGCCGGGCCTGCCGGTCAGAAGCGCAGGCGCAAATGAGCCCGCCGCGAACCACTCGGGGTGAGCGCGTTGTGCCGCTGCTACATCCGCCGGCGACATGCCCAGCGCCTTCGCCATCGCGGGGTTCTTGCTGAGTACCCACGCTTGCGCCGCACTGATGGGCTTCTGTCCAACCATACCCCCAGCCACGCCGCCGATGAGGGCTCCAGCAGGGACTGTAAACTCAGCGAAAGGTCCGCCCAAAAGTCCGAGTTCGGCCCCCAGCTGAGCGCCCGCACCAGCAGCGGGCAGCGAGGCTATCACCGGAAGCGCGGAGGTTTTTGCGCCGGTGGCGAAAGCAGACAAGCCACTAGGTATGGGCGCAGGACGCGGCGGAGGCGCAACTTGACGCGGCGTAGGCGGCGGAGGCGCAACTTGACGCGGCGCTGGCGGCGGAGCCTTGGCCGGTGCCGTCTTCCGAGGAGTAGGCTCATCCTCGAAAGAGACGCCTACATCTGCGTTGCTGAGAACTTTACCTGCCATTACGGCTGCTCCCACCCGGAACCGGTCCAGCGCATGTTACCGCCTTTAGGCGTAGCGTAGATCGCGCCGGTAACTAAATCCGACATGCGCGAAGGAATCGGCAGCGCCGACCCTGCGATCCCGAGCGCGGAGCGTACCTTGCTCGTCAGCACGCCCGCGTTAGCGTTGGGGTCAATGCCGTACTTATCCAAGAGCGTTGGATCGATGTGCTGGATCGCCTTAAGCGCCGACGGGTTCAGGAAATGGCCCGGATTGACCGCCTCTCCCGTCTTAGCGGACCACTGATTAGCTTGCTCGACCAAACGCTGGAGAATGAGTTCGGCGTTGGTCCGGGCCGCAGCCTGCGCCCCCTTCGCCGACAGATTGACGCTGATCCCGGCCTGAGCGTCTCGAATACTTTGGTCCGTGACGTGGCCCATGATGCCTTGCGCGATCTCGCCAGCCACGTTCTTGGCCGCCGTGTTTGCGGCAAGGTACGTGGGGTCGGAGGCGTTTGCGCGCAGCGCGTTTTTTACTGCGTTGATGGGGACGAGGTTACTGTCTTGGTTCAGCGCCGCAGTATTCGTGTACCAATCGTTCAGGTGCTGAAGGGCGACGTTACCCGATAGGATTTGACCTCCGAGAGCGCTTTTGCTGCTGTTGGCGAACTGCTTGTAGGTCTGCTGGCGCATACCGTACTGGGTCTGATCAAATGCCGGGTTCAGGACGTGAACGGCGGCAAGCTCGGCTTCGCCCAGAGCGCCTCGCATGCTGCCCGGAGGCGTCTGGTACGTCGCGATGTCCTTGATGCGGTTGGCAAGCGGAAGATTCACGCTTTCCATCTTCTTGAGGAACTCGTCTGGGGGAAGCGCGTAATCGGCGTTGGTCAGTCCGGGGATCGTGGGAATTTGGCCCGGCGCGGTTCCTAGGGGTCGTGCGCCCGTCTTGGCGGTGTAGTTGTATACGGCATTAGGGTCCGGGACGGTAACGCCGGGGTGCGTCTTCATAAGTTCGGCCCCAGTCCCGGTGAAGACTTGGCTATCCTTTGCAGCCGCCGCTTTATCAGCAGCGGCCTGCGTCTTCTCCTGTGCGGCCAGCCACTTGTCGGCTGCGTCCTGTCCGTACTTTGCGGCCAAGATGTCGTACGCTTGGCCGATCGCCTGCGACTTCAGGCCCTGCTGAAGCTGCAGTTGAGCCAACTGCTGTTTACGCGCCTCGTCGGCCTGTTGCTGGGCCGCAGCGCTGGTGTTCAGCGCACCGACGACGTTGCCCAGGACGCCGGACAGACCGCGCGTCCGCGTAGGCGACAAAAGCGCCTGAGCCAGCATCAGGTTAGGGTCGCCGACTGTCCGGGGCGTGCCGTAGTAGGATAGCGCAGGCGCGAACGCCGAATTGAGCGCATCAAGCGCGCCTTGACGCTGCGTAGCGATGGTGTCCTGCGTCCTCTTGGCAAGGTCCATATAGCCGCTCAGCGACATCGGCCCGGTCGGCAACGCGCCAGATGCAGCGCGCAGCGCCAACATGCCCGTCTGATCGGTACCGCCCTCGTCGTCTCCGCCATTGTCAGCAGCCGAGAGCGCACCGCCGCCGTCAGCAGAATCGTCGTCCGACGTGTCGAAAGGAACGGGGCCAAGCGTGGCGTTCAGAGCAGAGGGATCGTAAGGCATTTATGTCCCCGTTAACCAGTTGGCAGGCCGAGCGACAGCATGCCCGTCGGATCGTTGGCGGCGGCAGTGGCGTCGATGATACCGTCCGAGCCGCTGCTGCCACCGCCGAAGATGCTGCCGAGTGCGTTGCCCACGGTGTTCAGGCCCGACTGCACGGTCGGCGAGCCGAGCGCGGACAGCGCCCCCAGGATAGAGGCCGCCGTCGAGGGCGTGTAGCCCGCGATGCTCGTCCCCTGCTGCTGTTGCGCGAACGGCACGGCGGGCGCGACCGCACCCAGCGTCTTCGTCATGCTGTCGATGACCTGCTGCGGATAGCCCTGCTGCCGCAGGAAGTCCTGGTAGGCGTTCGTGAGGTTCTGCTGGTTGATGTTCTGCTGCAGCGCACCCGCCTGTCCCAACGCGCCCGCACCCGTCAGGCCAAGGCTCTGCGCCGCCTGTCCGAGGCCCGCCAGTTGCTGCGCCCCCTGCAGTTGCGACGCGATATCGGTCGCGCCCTGCGAGCCAGCCAAGGAGGCCAGTTGCACCTGCCGGGCGGCGTCGGTCTGGGCCGCGCCCAGCGCCCCCGAGTAGCCCTGCGACAGAGCCTGGGCCTGCGCGTTGGAGATGCCGGTCTGGGCGTCACGGATGGCGCGGCCCATGATCTCGGCATTACGCGATCCGCCGTAGCTGCCGCCCGCGATGAACTTGTCGCTGATGCTCGGGAGAATGTTCTCCATCAGGTTCCGCGTGCCGAGCGTGGCGATCTGGTTGACCACGTCGCTCTGGTACGGGTTCATATACTGCTGGATGTTGGCCGTGGCGGGCGCAGCCGCCGCCGACATGTAGGGCTGCGCCATCTCCGAGGGCGAGATGCCCAGCGCGCCTTGGGTGACCTGCGTGGCCGTATCCAGCGCGGGCTGGTAGGCTCCGGCGACTTGCTGGGTCTGCTGGATGGCCTGTTGCTGCAGCGGCGTCAGGTCCGCAACGCGCGGCCCGGAGTACGTGGCCAGCGGCTGATTGGCGATCGCTTGCTGCCCCGACAGCACATCCATCGCGTAGTTGGTGTACCAGTCAGGAAGCACCTTCTCGGAAGTCGAAGAGGTCGGCGTCGTGATGGGCTGCTGACCGCTCGTCAGGATATCAGTCAGGGGCATTACACTCGTCCTCCAGACAGGTAGGTAGCCGGGCTCTTGGCGTTGGCGCTGATTTCGCCCTTCGCAAGCTTAGCCCCTTTCTGCTTTCGCAAATTAACACGAAACCGGTCGAGTTTCTCGGCCCCAGCTTTATTGGAGCCGTCGCCGAGAAGCGACACTGTCTCAGCGTCCATGACGTACTCGCCGTCGCTCAGTTTCGCCGGGATGCTGTCGCTGCGGCCCGTACCGGGTCCTTGAACAGCGAAGTTCTGTACGTGGCCGCCGCCCGAGTACGCCTGCACGTTAAGGGCCTGCGCCAGTTGCGCTTGCTGGTCGGGCGTGAGCATCGCCGGGTTGCCGCCCGCTGCCGCCAGCGCCGCTGTCAGATCGGGCGATAGCGTCGGGGTGGTGGTCGCGGGCGTAGTCGTGGGCGTAGTCGTAGCGATAGCGCCGAAGGGGTTCTGGTTGGCCATCTGCTCGCCAGGACGGACAGCGAAGTTGAAGAACGGCTGCGCGCCGCCCTTCCCCGTCGTCGGGTCGTAGGCCGTCATCGCGTTCGTCAGATAGTCGCTCGTCGACAGGCTCATCGGACGCGCGCCGAGATTGGCGAAGATGCCTTTCGGAGCGGGGAGCGCCGCTTTGAACAGCGGGTTCTGGACAGGGAATACGCCGCCCGCGCCTCCCGTACCTGCGCCTCCCGTACCTGCGCTCGTACCGGCCTTGGGGGCCGTCGCCGCTGACACAAGACCCGCCACCGTCAAGCCGAGCTTGGCGGCAGGGATCGGGTTGTTGACGACCCAGTTCTCCAGCTTGTCAAGCGTAGAGGGCGGCGTGCTGGTTGCGGTCGGGCTAACAGTCGGGCCGCCAGAGACTAGTCCTGCGGCGGCGAGTGGGGGCACGACCGGCCATGCGTCGGGCGGGGCCACAGGCTGGATGCCGTTGACCACCACTTCGCTGACCGTGTTCCCCGGCGGAGCCGGTGTGGCGGCGGGGTTCGTCGGCTGTGGGTCTGTCGCTTCCGTCGGTCCTGGGGAGCCTTGCGTCGGCAGGGTTCCCGCGCCGTTGTTGACGATCGCGGCCACCGTCGCGGCAGGGATGCCGAACGATGCGGCGATGGCGGGCACCGACAGGCCGTTCGCTGCGGCGGTAACCACTACCTGCTCGACAGTGGCGCCCGCAGCGCCGCCAGCGGCGGTTGTCGCGCCGGTTAACCCCGGCGCCACGCCCGCGCCGACGTACTCACCCAGACTGGGTAGCGCCGAGCCCGCTCCAGCCGCGCCCGCTCCACCGCCAGCCGCACCTGCGCCTGCGCCAACCCCCAGCGCCGACAGGGCGAACGGGGCGGCGATGGCGCCCAGTGCGCCGAGGATCAGGGGAAGGGGGTTCTGCTCGTGCGACTTCCAGTACGACTGGTCCATATTGCCCCAGTCGATAAGGGGCTGCTGGTCGGCTTTGAACTGCTCGGGCGTGCGCGTGTCGGCCACGCCGCTGTAGCCCGGCACCATGTCAGGCGACCAGCCGAGGTCGGGGTCGCGTTGCGGAGCGCGCTGGTCGGCAGGCAGGTAGCCGGGCGCTGCGGCGGTCAGGCCCAGCGGGTTGTTCGGATCGACGACGGTCGGCGTCACATAGGGCATCAGACGTTCACCTCAAGCATCGGGTAGGCACGCATGGCCCACGTACGCCAATCGTCAAACGCATAAGGGTTCGGTATGTTCAGCTGACTATAACCCGCCGCACCCACAAAAGTCTTGGCCCACGCTTGCCAATCTTCGTCTCGGTCTAGTCGCCCGAACGACCACGTATCCTGAACGGACAGGATGACGGCGTCGGCCCACTCCTTCAGGGTCATGTGGCGCGGATCGATCATCCGATCACCGTCTTGTCGGCGGGTTGGAAGTGGCCCAGGCAGATGCCCATCTGGTAGTCGCCGCCGATCACGTTGCTCTCGAACCGGAAGCGCAGTTCACGGCGCTGCTCCTTGAAGTATACGACCTGATCTTGCGGCGTCGGCGGATCGGCGTAGATCGGCATGATGGGTCCGTAGACCTCCGGCGAGCGGGCGTTGGCGCGACCGACGACCTGGACGGTCATGTCGCCAGACTGCACGAAGTCGGGCTCCAGCATCAGAACCTGCAGCGCCTGACTAGTCTGCGCCAGCGTCGGCAGCGACAGGTCCGCCGTCTCGAAGAACGAGTAGACGGGCTGGATTTCCTGGCCGTCGATCTCGTCGACACCGATCTCGTGGACCCATAGTTTATACGGGTTGACGAAGGTGATGTTGAACGTGGCTGAGGTGCCTGAGCCCCCGGTCACCGACACCGGGTTGGACGGCGTCTGGGTGTACGAGCCCGCGTTCGAAATCTGCACGCCTGTGATCGCGCCGCCGGACACCGAGGTGACCGTAATCTGCGTCTTGGTAGCGCCTGCGCCGCCGGACACGGTCAGGACGTTACCTGCCGCGTAACCCGTCCCGGCGTTCGAGATCGCAGCGCCGTACGCCTGGGCGGGCTGCGGCGCAGTCCCCGTCATCAGCGGCTTGCGGAACACCGTCGGGAAGATGCCCGCGCTGCGACCGTCGTTCGGAAGCTCGGTGTCGTACCAGGAGTTCTCGCGCACATTGTAGATGATGGCGTGCGTGCATTCCGTCGCGCTGCCGCGCGGGTAGCACCACCAGATTTCGCCGTAGCGCGGCACCTTCACCACGAACACCTTCTGCCGGGCGGCGTAGTTCAAGTTGTCGAAGAAATAGTTGATGTTCATGTTGTTCTCGATCTCGCGAACAACACCGTTGAACAGCAGGAAGCGGTCGACGCCGCACCAATAGAAGATGCCGTCGTACTCGATCACGCAGTTCGAGGAGAGGATCGAGGTCTGCGTGCTGATCGTGTCGAACTGGAACACCTGATCGCCGCCGACGAACGACGCCCGGATGAGCGCGTCTGCCGACCAGAACAGGCCCGACGGCGAGTTGCCGGGACCACCACGCAGGGGGTAGCCGCGCACGATCTTCTGAGACGCCACCCACGCATCCCCCGAGCCCGCGCCCGTGAAGTTGGTCGGGTCGCCCGGCACCGACCACGCGACGTAGCCGTTGGTTCCGTAGATGAAGGTGTACGGATGCAGCGCCACAACGCCGCCGGTCGCGTTTCCGCCGGTAGGCAATGTGATCGGGGTCAGGGACGACGTTCCCAGGAGGTCGCCGTAAAACACTGCGCCGCCATCGGCGTTACAGATGCAGTTAAAGTTCGGGGCCACCTGCGCAATGAGAAGATTGTTCGCACCCAGCCCATCGATCGCGAACTGCCACATATTGCCGTCGTTCGGGGTGAAGCCAGACGTGGGCGTGCGGTTGACGATCGGGCTCGTGTTGTACGAGCCATCAATGAAGAAGCGCTCCAGGTAGTTGGGCGAGCCGCTGTGGATGTAGGTCAGCTGGTTCTGGGTATACTCGCTAAGCTGGGTGCTCTTCTCGCGCAGGTACTTGTTGATCGAGCGGTAGCCGCCGATCTTACGCGGCAGACCGCGCTGGAACCGGACCCACTGCCCGTCCACGTAGTTGTCGCCTTCGAAGCGCGTGCCATCGCGCTTGATTCCCGGCAGCGACCGTATCTGGAGGAGTTTCTCGTCGGCCATCTACGACTACTTGAACTGCGTCTGCGTTGCGAGGACGGTGTAGGTCGGTGTCGCGGCGGTCTTGATTACGGTGTAGGTGTAGACATCAAGGCCGCTGGCGTTACCCGCCGTCGGCGCTCCGCCTTGCCACACGGTCGTGACGCCGGTCGCGGTTCCGTCGACTTGCACGACGTTGTTGTAGTAGGCCGTGGAGCCTTGGGTCACGAGGAAGGCGACCGTAACGCTCTCTCCGACGCCTAGCAGGCTGCTCAGCGTGTTGCTGCCGTTGGCGCGCAGATTGAGGGCCCAGTTCCCCGAGGCGTTGGTGGTGTAGTACTGCACCGACTGCGTCGTGATGTCGTAGTTGATCGTGCCGGTGGCCGCTGTCGCCGATACGGTAACGGTCTCTTTGACGTTGGCCAGCAGGGTTGCGAGGCTGCTGGTGCTGCCGCTGAACGTCTGGAGCGCGGTGAACGTCGTAGGCGTACCGGGAGCCACGTAGTCAGTCCCCGCCGTCGCAGCCGTAAAGGCCGACGTGCCGTTGCCTTTGAGGACGCCGGTCAGCGTGGTCGCACCCGTGCCGCCGTTGGCGACGGTCAGCGTACCGCCCAGCGTCAGCGTCCCGGAGCCCGTGATCGGGCCGCCGGTGAGTGTCAGGCCCGTCGTGCCGCCAGAGCCGCTGACCGAGATGACAGTGCCGCCGGTGCCCGAGGCGCTGATGGTGATCGAGCCCGAGCCCGGCGTGATCGTCACGCCGCTACCGGCGGTCAGCGAGGCCTTCGTGAGCGTGTTGCCGGTGCTGTTGCCGATCAGCAGTTGGCCATCGGTGTAGCTGCTCTGCCCGGTGCCGCCCTGCGTTACGCTAAGCGGCGTCGTCAGGCCGCTCAGGGAGGTGATGTCGGAGTTCGCGTCCGAGGCTGCCGCGCTAAGGGCGAGACGGCCCAGCGTCGCGGACGACGCCTGGAAGACGCTGATGCCGGTGGCGGTGCCGCCCAAGTTGATCAGCGCGCCGCCCGAGGTGGTCGCCCCCGTACCGCCCTGCGACACGGCGATCGGCAACGAGATGCTGGCGGTGTCGGCGTTAACGACGTTGGTCCCGTCGCAATAGTAGATGCCCCGCGCCCCACGATTGATCGTAACCGGAGCCACTTGCGTGCTCGTGCCGACGCTCAGCGTGTACGAGCCGCCCGTCGTCTCGTTGTCGATCCAGTACTGCTGGATCGTGGCCGGGACGTAGATCACCATGTTCGACGACAACGTGCCGACAAACTTGTAGGAGACGCGGTTCAGCTGCGACCCGGACAGGGTGTAGGGGCTGCTCTGGCCGGTCAGATCGATGGACGTGTAGTCGAACGCAAAGACCGCCTGCTGACCGTAGCCGACTGTGAAGAAGTTGATCCCATCGGTCAGGAGCATGGCGCTGTCCGCCGGGCGCAGAACCAGCGAGGCCGAGCCGTTGATCTGGTCGGAACCTTGGCGCGCGACCGTCAGATCGCCGGTGCCGCCGTTCCGCACGGAGACGAACCAGTTGTTGCCTACCGAACTGGCAGTCGGGAGCGTCAGCGTTCCGACGCCGCCCGTCCACACGTAGGCTTGAGCCCGATCCGTCGGGCCGAGCGTGTAGTTGCTGTTGAACAGCGTCACGGTCTGCGATTGCGACAGGACGCTGCCCTGCGCGATTAGGCCGTATCCCGCCAGCGCCGAGGCCTGAGCCTGCGCCGTCGACGCGCCAGCCTGGAAGCTGTTCCACGTACCGGCGGCGGTGGTGTTGTCCGTCAGGTACAGGGTGAACGTCAGCCCGGCAGCGATCGAGAGCAGCGTGCCGCTCGCGTAGTTCTTGATCGTGATGGTCGACGGGCCGAGGTTCTTGAATTGCGTGACCTGACCGACGCCGGTCTGCGTGGCGTCCGGCATGAATACCGAGTACGCACCGCTCGGCGTGACATCGATGATCCGCGCGACGAGGTTGTTGCCGACGGCGGCTTCCAGGGGCCACTGCAGCGCGGTGTCCGCCGTCAGCGACAGGGCCAGATACGAAATATCCGAGGGATATATCGTGTTGCCGCCGAACGTCTGGGTAAAACTCATGCCTCTTTCCTCACGGCGGAGCGGTCAAGGATTTTGGCGAGGTCTTCGCCATTGAGCATAGCCGCCGCGCGGTCGTACATTTGCTGCCACACAGGGATGCGCTCGTCGTTCTTGAGGAACGGCGTGGCCTCCAACAGAACGGCGTAGAGAAGCAACTGGGGCGCGTACTCGGTCAGCCAGTTGGTCTGGTGCTCGTCGTCCAGAAGCTGCGGAAGCTCATAGTAGAGCACTTCGAAGGGGTACGCGGCGTCCGGCGGCGGCGTGATCAGCCAGTGCGAGTAGTCGTAGTCCGAGTAGAACACCGGCTCGGCGGTCTGCGTTTCATCCGGCCAGTAGGTGCGAGCGTATTCGTAATCGCGTGTAAACAGGAACTTGCGCGTGTTGTTCCCGGCCCCAGTGCCAATGTTGATCGACACGGTATCGCGCCAGCGATCGGGCTTGGAGTAGACGCTTTGGCCCACGATCAGCGTGTCCGTCACGACATTGATGAAGCCCTGGACCTTCAGTTCGCGCGCAATGCGGCGCTCAGCAAGGTTGATCAGGCGCGGCAGTTGTTCGTAAACGACAGGGTCAGTGGCGTACGAGTTTCCCCGCTCTAGGTAGCGGCGAACATCGTCTTGCAGCGTCGTAAAAGTGGTCGTCGTCGCCATACAGCACCTGCCGGTGGGGGATGGACGCCGTAACCCTCCGAGAGGTTTCGACCGTCAACAGGCTCTTTTAGCGCAATCATCGCGCAGTGTCACCACGGGCGGCTTTACGAGGTGGCGTTCGTTACTTGTTAATAGGCGCGGAGTTGGCTAAGCCTTGTGGCCTGTTCCTATGCCTATTGAGGCGAGATATGCGCTTTCAGATTACGATGAATATGCCGTCCCGTAGCGGAAACGCGGTCCACCAGATCATCGGCGAGCATCCGGCGACGACCCTTGAGGCCTTCGTTCGCGAGCTTTCGACCAATGACTTTGTCATCGTCGAGGAGTTCTACCGTCGCGCCGAGAGCCGCAGCTACGACAGCCACGGTCCAATTGCGATCAACCACATGTTTGTTGGCAAGATTAAGCCGTTCACGGACTAGCCGCAAACGGCTTTGCGCCTCGCGTTCTGCTCGATGATCTGCCGAACGGTCTCCTCACTATCCGACTTCGCGGAGTAGGAGATCGTCTTCCAGTTGACGCAGTCAGCCGTTGTCACGGTTGTCGGGATCGTGGGCTTCGTAGTCGCGCAGCTTGCTACCGCTATCAGTGGCGCGAGCGACAGTATCGCCAGCTTGAGCGGATGCCTTTTGGACTTCATTGATCTGGTTCTCCACGTCCATGTCGGTCGCGGGCTTCTTCTTGAGGAAGAAGCCCATCACGCCCAAGAGAAACTGAACGATAGCGCCGATCACGGCTTCGCCTGGACCCCGGAGGTCGTGATCTGAAGGCCGATGCGGTCAAGCTGCGCCTTCAGGCCGTTGATGGCCGTCACCAGGGCGGCGTGTTCCGCAATCGACAGGGGGCCGACCGTCTTGACGCCCATAAGCTGAAGCAGATTGGCGATCTGCGTAGCCTGGGTGTCACTGGATTCAGCCAGGATCGGCCCGATAGCCGTCATGCCCGCGCCCACGAGGATCGACGCCCCAGCCTTGAAGCTTTCGAACATCACGGTTGCAGCGCCCTGCATGGCGGGCGGAAGCGACGCGATGTTCTTCTCAATCATCGCGCCTTCCTGAGCCGCGAACTGAGAGAAGGTGGACTTGCCCGCCAGCATGGTTTCGAAGTTGTGGACGGTTTGGGAGAGATCGGACATGGGGTTGCTTTCTGTCAGCTAAGATTGCGGGGGCGTGTCGCTCATGCCGTGGCGCAGTGTCGCCGCCAGGATCGCGGTGACGCAGAGTTGCACGGTCGAGGGAACGTCGGCGTCACCCACGAGGTAGTTCGCCAGTGCGCCGATAATCGTTACAGCGGCAACGATATAGGTCTTGTAGCCTTTGAGCATGGTCGCCTCCTTTTGGTCGGCGGTTAACCTATAGCGTACCGCCTTGCGCGAAATATGACATGGGGTGCCCGCCCAGGTACTGAAAATGGGGCAGCTCCTTAAAGGTCTTCCACCTACCGGCCCACTCCAGGCCCTCGGCTTCACCCAACTCGCCCACCCGCTCCCACATCTTGCCGTCTTCGCCGGTCGTGCTCCAGACGGGCTTGCCGTAGAGCATGGGGACGATGTCGTAGGCGAGGCGGTAGTTGTGCGCCGACTGGCCGCCCTTGGCGTTGGTGACGACCTTGCCAAGCTCGGTGCGGCCCTGGGCGTAGAGGTGGTCCTGCATCTCATTGTCTCGGTAGGTGCAGGTGATCAGAAGCTCGATGCCCTCAGCCTTACAGGCGGCGATGTGCGCCTCGCACTTGGCCGCGACAATAGGATTCAGGGAACTCAGAAGTCGAGACGAGATCATTTTAGTATCGTGTATTTTGTTAGGGTAGGTCGTCTATCTTATCTTTAGAAAGCTCTCGGCTCCAGTTCCAAATGAGCCGGACGGTCGCAAGAATAGTGTAGGTGATCGTTACGATATAGACCCAAGACTGAAGGGGGATAAGGCTGAAGTAGTGGGCGAAAACCACAAGAGCGGGCGGCGTACCAAGCGCAACGTCAACGGCTGGATGGTTTGGATGCTGGCTCATGGCTCCGACCGTGGCCTTTGGGGGTTCTTTTTTCGCTTATAAACAATTTTAGCCATCACGCCACGGATGTTGTACGGCCTCAGTAAATGTAAATTTTACCGGGGTTACCCGCGTTGACGCTGCTGGTTCCCCCTGTACCCGCCGTGCCCCGATTGGCGTCGCCGCTATTGCCGGGCGTCGTGCCGGAGCCCGCCGTCAGGGTGGAACCCGTGACATAAGTGCCGTTGGCGTAGGCGGAGCCGCCGCCGCCACCGCCGCCGCCGCCGCCGAAACCAGAATCATACCCGCCGCCGCCGCCGCCGTAATAGCCGCCGCCGCCGCCTCCGCCGTATGTCGTGAGATACGCACTGCCGCCTTGATGCGCGGTGCCGGAATCTCCGGGATTGTCGCCCGCGCCGCCCGCGCCGCCAGCAGACGACGTTCCACCGCCACCGCCGCCACTCGTTCCATAAGTCGTTCCCGCGACACCACTAGAGCCGCCGCCCGCGCCACCAGGGGCGACGCCATAACCGGAGCCGCCACCACCACCAGCAATAAGCACATCTGTGCCGCCACTCGTCTGACGGATGCCCGAGTAACCTCCACCGCCGCCGCCTTTTGCGAAAGCACCAGCACCGCCGCCATTTACGCCCGCAGTGACGAGAGCGCCGTTGCCGCCAACGTAAAGGGTGAGGCCCGTTCCGCTCTGAAACGATACCGCGCCCCCGGCAAAGCCGCCGCCACCACCGGTGGAGAAGCTGCCGCCGCCACCACCACCCCACATCTTAACATTGGCAACGTAAGAGCCCTGCGGCGTAATGGTCCACGTTCCGGCGGACGGCAGACTTAGCGGTCCATCAACGTCGAGGTTCCAAGTAGATTTCCCCGAGACCGCCGGACTGATCGTAAAGACGCGACCACGCGCAGCGCCAAAACCAAGCGCCCCAGCACTCATCGCGCCTCTGGTAATGATCGTCGGCATGTTGACCTGCTTGGCACAAAGACGGGCTACGCGGCTTTTATCATGAAACCCAGGTTCTGCTGCAATCTCAAATCAACCGGCGACTTCTCCAGCGCCAAGCGGGCCTGGGCGACGGCCTCATCCTTCAGCCCGAGGTTCCATGCCGCTATAGACGCCAGATCGTGCGGCTGATGACCCCAGACTTCGGGGTCGCAGGTGTAGACGAGTTCGCGGTGCTGGATTTCGAGAGCCGACATCGCCGCGCCGTAGCACTCGCTCCAGCGGCCCATTTGGTAGGCGATGTTGGCGACTTCACACCACGGCTCTCGGGTATTGGGCGCTTCCGCCGTCGCCCGCCGCGCCCAGTTAAGCGCCGCCTGCTTGTCGCCCATTTCATTGTAGCAGCGGGCAATGACGCGCATGGCGTAGCAGCGTTCGTTTTCCCAGGTCGCATTGGGTAGCGCGAGGTATCGCTCGCACTCGCGGATGGCTTCAGACCAGAGGCGGTGAAAGCTGAGTTCCCTGGCGTAGTAGAAGGCGTTGCGGGGGTCTTGCGGGTCTTCCTCAATCGACACACGCAAGAGGTCCAGATACTGGCCGCGAGACTTCGTGGGGTCTGGCTTGTGGATCGCCAGCAGCATATCCGTCTGCGCCCACTGCTCGGTAATGCGGTCTGGGACGGGGTACTCGTGGCAGGGGTGATGCCAGCGGTATCCGTGACGCGCGTGAATCTTCTCGTAGTAGAAGACGATGCCCGCACCCCAGTCGAACTTATAGCGTAGGCGGGTCGTGCCCTCGACCCAGACGCGCTCGATCTCCTCGCGCCACCCAGGCTGAAGCTCCTCATCGAGGTCGAGGCTGATACAGACATCAATGTCACGCGGGATCAGCGCCAGCGCCGCATTTCGCGCCAGATCGAAGCGCCACGGGCTAATGAAGATGTCGTGGACCGTAGCTCCGCATTGAATAGCAATATCAGTGGTGCGATCCGTGCTGCCGGTGTCCGCGATCAGGATCAGGTCCGCCGGGCGAGCCGCCTTGCAGAACCGCTCCACGAACTTCTCTTCGTTCTTGGAGATGGCGTAGACGCAGATTTTCAGGCGCGGAAGGGGATCGTTTCCATAGACGTAGACGCCGATTTCATTTTCGATGCGATGCTGTAGCGGATCGCCAAACGCCGCCAGAACCTCGTTGTGCGTCCAGTCGTCTTTGACGTGCCGCTCAAATGGATTGCCGTCGTATTCGTCCTGCGGGTAGTGCCCCAGGGGGATGCTGACAATGACGTAGCGGCAGCTTTGAAGCATCTTCCGCAAGAGCGCGTGGGCTTCTTCGCGGGTCACATGCTCTAGAACGTCACCCGCAACACCGATGTCCCAGTGGCCGTCTAGCTCTAATGTCCTGGCGTCTTCCAGAAGCAGCGGATCGTAGAGCGAAGACAGGTCATATTTTTCGGCGTATGGCGACCAGACTTCGACGCCCGCCCACTTAACGGTCGGAAACCGCTTTGCGTAGGTTCCCGATCCGCACCCTATATCCAGTCCGGTCTTCGGCTGGATACGTTTTACAATCTGCTGGATATAGGCTTTGCCGCTATCTGAACTGAATGGCATCGGTTAGGTGGCGCTGGGCGTTCCGTCAGTGGTTGATGAATTGAGTTCCGGCGCAGAAGGCTCTGGCGTCGGCTCTGGCGGCGGAGGCGGCACGGGAATATAGTCTTGAGCAACTGTAATTTCCGCGCCCCACGGCGGCGCAAGCGTCACGATAGGCGGGTTCGCCAACTGAGCAAGCATGTTGTTCAGTTGCTCCTCCAGGGACGGAACGTCTAGCGCCTCGTTCGCCCACTTTGTGACAACATCAGCGGTAAGTTGATCATAAGGGATGAAGGGGTCGGCGGGGTCGAAGACGACTTCAAAACGACCCGCCAGAGAAGCGACGTGCCCCTGGCCGTCGTCCGCCGAAAGCGTCCAGTTCACGAAAACGACGACATCTTGCAGACTGTCGTAGGACGGCAGCGCCTCCATGACCGAAAACGTCCAGGCATATGTCGTCATGGGCAGGCCCTACTTAAACTGGGTTACGGACGCAAAGACGGTAAACGCCGCCGACCCGGTCTTGATCACGGTGTAGGTGTAGATGTCTACGCCGCTGGCGTTACCGGCAGTCGGCGCTCCGCCCTGCCACTTGGTCGTCACGCCAGACGTAGTTCCATCCACCTGAACGGTACTGTTGTAGTAGGCCGTAGAGCCCTGGGTCACGAGGAAGGCGACCGTCACGGATTGCCCCGTGGAAAGCGCCGTATTCATCGTGGTGCCAGAAGACCACGTCAGGTTTACGGTCCAGTTCGCGGAGGCGTTAGTCGTGTAGTAAAGGACGCTCTGGGTGGACGGATAGATGGCGATAGTGCCCGTCGCCGCCGTAGCCGACACCGTCGCAATCTCAGCGGCGTTGGTCAGAAGCGAAGCCGCCGCAGACGTGCTGCCCGCAAGCGTCAGCGTCGTGCCATTCGTCGTAATACCTGCGGTCGTCTCCTGCACAACGGCGGAACTGTCGTACAGCAGTCGCGTCGAGTTACCCGACGTGATTGTCGTCGTGCCAATCGTGACGGAATTAGGCCCCGTAGCGCCAGTCGGCCCCGTGGGACCAGTACTGCCGGTCGAGCCCGTAGGCCCCGTGGGACCAGTACTGCCGGTCGAGCCCGTGGGGCCAGTTGGGCCAGTGCCTCCGGTTGAGCCCGTCGGCCCTGTCGGCCCCGTGCTGCCGGTCGAGCCCGTAGGCCCCGTGGGACCAGTACTGCCGGTCGAGCCCGTAGGTCCGGTCGGTCCAGTGCTGCCGGTCGAACCCGTAGGGCCAGTCGGCCCCGTGGGACCAGTACTGCCGGTTGAGCCCGTAGGCCCCGTGGGACCAGTACTGCCGGTCGAGCCCGTGGGGCCAGTCGGTCCAGTGCTGCCGGTAGAGCCCGTAGGGCCAGTCGGCCCCGTAGGCCCTGTGCTTCCGGTCGAGCCCGTAGGACCAGTTGGCCCAGTGGCTCCGGTAACGCCCGTCGGGCCTGTCGGTCCAGTGGGGCCGGTCGGTCCAGTCGGCCCCGTTGGGCCAATCGAGCCGGTAACGGTGGCAAGGAATAGATTATGATTGTTTGAGAAGTTGGTTGTGCCTGTACCGCCAGAGGAGGTCAGGCTGACCGGCACAGTCCAGTAGCTGTTGGACGCGCCGGGGTTGACGTTAGTTGTAGCTCCGGTGACGTACCAGTTTTGGTAGTTGGAGCTGACGTTGGAGTCCTGAAGCACTAGCGTCTGGCCCGTGTTTATAAGGGCCAAGAAGATGTCGATATCCACGTTGTCATTAGTCAGGTGGCTAATGTTTAGCTGCGTGGCCGCAATCTGAGAGGCGTTGTTCCACAGGACGTGGCCGTCGCTGGGGTAGCCGCTAGTAAGGGTCGTGCGAGCTTGATACGCAAACAGGTTAGACGAAGTGCCTGTAGAGCCTGTCGGCCCAGTGGCTCCGGTGGTGCCCGTTGGCCCAGCGGGGCCCGTTGGACCTGTCGGCCCTGTCGGCCCCGTGCTGCCGGTCGAGCCCGTAGGCCCGGTGGGACCGATGCTGCCAGTGCTTCCCGTAGGGCCAGTGGGACCCGTGGGACCAGTACTGCCGGTTGAGCCCGTAGGCCCCGTGGGACCATTACTGCCGGTCGAGCCCGTAGGGCCAGTCGGCCCCGTAGGCCCTGTGCTTCCGGTCGAGCCCGTAGGCCCCGTGGGACCAGTACTGCCGGTAGAGCCCGTAGGCCCCGTGGGACCAGTACTGCCGGTCGAGCCCGTAGGTCCAATAGCGCCCGTAGTTCCGGTAGGCCCCGTTGGTCCGGCAGCGCCCGTCGCGCCGGTGGGACCTGTCGGGCCTTGTACAGTGCTAGGATTGGCCCAGACGGGGCCTGCGGGGCCGTTCGAGTATAGGATTTGACCCGCCGCGCCCGCGTTCGTTAGCGCGAACGCTGTGCCCGTCGAGTACACGACGGCACCAGCGCTCGGGGAAAGCGAAGCGCCAGTGCCGCCGCGACCCAGGGGGAGCACACCCTGAGTTTGTGCGCTGTTGCTTAGGTTAACAGCGGGATGGACGTGGTCTTCTCGCGCCGAGGCGGTGGACGTGCCGACCGCCGCTACGCCCAACGCCAGCGGCGTAGCCGTAGCCAACTGGTTGTTCAGCGTAACGTCCGAGGCCAAATAGCCGCCGCCCGTCAGGCCAACGCCCGCAATCACCTGCCGCGTGGACGGGACGTAGCCCGACAGCGAAATCGGCACGTTCGAGGCGCTCGTGACGCGGCCCGTCGCGTCGACGGTAAACTGCCCGACGGAGGTTGCGTTGCCGTAGATGCCGGGCGTTACCGCTGTCGTCGCCAACTGCGCCGTGCCAACGCCGCCGTTGGCGATAGAGATCGTCAGATCGGTCGCAAGCGTGCCGCCGCCTGTCAGGCCGGTGCCTGTGTAAACAGCGCGGGTAGACGGAACAGCGCCCGCTGCAGCGATATTACTGAAAAGGACCTTGTACGTAACACCGCCAATGACGTACGGCAGATAGCCAGCCGTGCTCGTCCCCTGGTATTCGGGTAACTGCGTGATCCTGGTTGGGACCAAGTTACTTGGAACGTCGCTCATGGCTTCAGGTACTCGTTAGCGTCTTCCGCGATGATGAAGTAGCTGTCGTCTTCGGTCGGGATGCCCAGCGGATCGGTTCCGATCGGCAGATCAGGCCGCGTGAACGGAAGCACAAGGTTATCCGGCTGGCGGGGAGCAAGCCGGTACGGATCGAACTGATCCAGGTCCTCGTCGCAAACGCGCAAGCCGGGGAAATTCGGATCGGACTGCAGCTTGGTCAGCGACATCTTGCGCGAACAACGCGCGCAAATGCCGATGCCAAGGGTCGCGTAGCCGCGTGTGTTCAGGAACTTAGCCATCGAGCGGCACGTCCGGGCGGGGGTACTGAAGCGAGATGACCTCGCCTTGGGCCGCAGGCAAGCGCCACGGGTCGTAGTCATCTCGGCACTGCAAGCACACCTTCAGCGAAGGGATGTTGCCGTCGGAGAACAGATCGGCCAGTGGGTACTTGATCTTGCATCGATCGCAAATCGCGATTGCCAGATACTGCATCCCGCGCGTGTCTAGGTAGCCTTCCATGCGCGGCCCCCTACCTAGTGTACATTGCGATGTTAGGAGCCCACATGATCGGGGAGTTGTCGCGCTCCTCCGCCTGGGCCGTTGCCAGCGCTTCGGCGGCCTTAGCGTCGAGGATCGGGATCAGGCCTCCGTCGACATCAGGCAGTTCCAGCGCGAGCTTGGAAGCGAGCAGTGCAACGATCGCCTCGTACCAGCGCTGCGGAACTTCGACCTGCTGGGTCATGGTCCCGACATCCATGATGTAGCGGTGGCACCACAGCGTAAGCTGGTAGACGCTCGCCTGATCATTCGGCACCGGCCAGAGGTACATGACCGGCTGCGTAAGTGTACGGTCCAGCCAGTATTGCAGGGGCCGGTTCGACTGGAACGCCTTGTTGGGCAAGTTGGTGTAGTCGTCGCGGTTCAGCCGGGCGAGTGGGATTTCCGTGGGCGTATTGCCCAGATAGATTTGGCTGAAGCCCAGCGTGCCAGATGTGGCGCGGACGCGGAAGTAGGGCGCCGCAACGCTGATGTTCATGTCGTACCAAGACCACTGGCCCGCGCCTTCCAGCGGGGTCTCAGTCTGGATCGTGGTCCAGTTAATGTTGTCGTAAGAGGTCTCGAAGGCCACCGGCACCGAGGGCTGCGTCCAGAGGATGCCCGCCGTCGACACAAACGTCGGCGTGCCGAAGGCCACCGTGTGCGTGGTGCTGGTGTCGTACGTCGTGCCCGAAACTTGCAGCAGATAGCGCAGGTTCGAGTTCAGGATATCGACGATGCGCGTCGGCAGCGCGACGGTGCCCACGCCGCTGTACAGCGGAACGATCAGCTTTTCGATGCACCAGAGCGGGACGCCCTGGTTCGCCAGATTGCTCAGCAGCAGGTACAGCTGGTCATTGGCAATGTCGACGGCTTCCGCCGACAGTTGCTCAGCCTTGATTTTACAACGACGCGCCGCGTTCTCGATGACGCGCCGAGTGGTGAAGATCGTCTGAGAAACGGTATTCGAATACGCCATCAAGCCCTGCCTGCTATTTTAGAGCAGCAGCCCGCTACCGGGAGCAGGCTTGTCAGCAGCGTCAATTCTAAATGAAGGGGCGCTTGGTGTAAACGAAGCGCCCCTCGCGAACTAGCACTTGGCCATGCCGCCTTTGCGCAGCTTGGTCATCGGCTTGCCGGGGTGCATAGCCATTTCGTGCTTATGCACCATCTTTTTGACGAGAGCCTTATCCTGCGCGATGTCCGCCTTGGAGACCTCGCCGCCCTTCTTGCGGCCAACCATGCCCTGCAGTTGCTGCGCACGGGTGTTGACGAAGGCATTGTCCGACGAGTTGTAGTCCGACGGGGTGCGGATCGAAGTCGCCAGACCGCCGTCGGCCTTCTTCATCACCTTGCCGCCTTTCTTCATAGCGCCGGGAGCGCCAGTCGGGAGGCTCATACTCGGAGCAGGCATAGCAGACATGGCAGGCGCGGGACCCTGCATGCCGCTGATCAGCGGCGCGCCGCGCGGACGAGAGGCCATCGCGGCCTTGTACTTCGCCATCGTGCGCGACATGCCGGGAGTGCGCATGGAGCGCGCGGGCATCGCGGTCGGGGTCGACATGCCCGGATTCGGCAGCGCGCCGCCCATCGCCTTCTTCACTGGAGCCGCCTTGCCCGCCTGCTTCATGGCGATCGCAACAGCTTGCTTCGGGTTATCGACCACTGGGCCTTTCTTGGAGCCGCTGTGCAGCGTGCCCGCCTTGAACTCGCCCATGACCTTGGCGACCTTAGCCGCGCCCTTGGCCCCGTTGCTCGAACCTCCCATCGAGTACTGGGTTTTGGTGCTGTTCTTGAAGCCCTTCATGGCTAGCAGTCCCATTTACGGAGTGAGAGGGCTTTGCGGGTCGGACGGCCCTTTTCGTCCTTCATAGGCCCCGGCATGCCGGACATCCGGCTGCAGAACGATTTACGACGCGCGGCAGCTTTCGGAGACTGCGCGGCTTGTTTGGCGGAGACCGGCGGCTTGATGTCGTGGCCCTGCGCACGCAGAGACGCGCGGCCCTTGGCGTTCAGGCCGCCCTCCGGGTTCTGGCCCTCTTTGCGCGTCCACGCGCCTCCGCCCGTCGAATAGTGCGTGCGGGTCGTGTCTTTCCAGCCCTTCATCCGCGCATCCTGACAGCTAGAGCCTTGACGTGTCCGCCCTTGGCGAACGGCTTGGGAGCCATGACCTGACCAGGGGCCTGACGAATAGGCGACACCTGGAACGGCGCGCCGCGCGACATGGTCATCTGGTCGGAGCCTAGCGCAGCGAACTGCGGCTTGGCAAGCAGCGGTCCCCCAGGCGGCGGCAGAAGCGCGGGCGGACCCAGCGCCTTGTTGCCGACCGACAAGCCGCTTTGCGGCATGCCCGGAACCACGGGAGCGCCTAGCGGCGACGGAGCGCCCATCGGAGGCGGCGGAGCGCCCATTGGAGATGGCGGCGCGCCCATTGGAGATGGCGGCGCGGAAGGCGCGGGGCCAGCGGCGGGAGGCGAAGCAAAAAGCTGCCCGGCTTGAATACCGCGCAACACCGACATGATCTGTTCGTTTATGTCAGCCGCTTGCTGGCCGAAGGACAGATCAAACACCGGTATCAGGTCCCGTAGTTAGGGGTGTAGTGCTTAACCATCTCCAGAACGATGGTGTACGTCTTGTTGGCTCCAGCGCCGATTGTGGTGAACTTGATCGTTCCCGTCGGCGACGTGGCGTTGTCCGGCAGCGCAAGGTGCGTGAAGTCGAACGTGTAAACACCGGGAGCCGCGATGAACGCGGGGGTGTCGGCGGACGCGCCGCCCCACAGAATGTTCACCGACATCCCGTTGATCGAGACGTGGATTTTCGCGAGGCTGACGGCGTTGCACGCCAGCCCGAAAGTGTTCTTGGCGAGATTGGAGGGGGTGACCTTGATCACCGCGCTTTCACCCGTGCCATCGGACACGTTGGTGAACTTCATGATGGCGATGCGGTCACCATCAAAAACAGTCTGAGAAGTGACAACGTCGGCCATCTATGTGCCCTTTGAAGAGAACTAGGGGCCGCATTTAAACGCGGCCCCTAGCCTATAACACGCTATCGCTCGGTGGCGAAGAACACGTAGTCGACCGTCATCGTCTTGGCCGCCGCCGCGCCGTTCTTGATGTAGAACGTCGGGGTGACGACGGTGTCCGGGATGTAACCCGTGGACGGGTTGATCGAGCCGACGACATTGCCGTTGACCTCGTAGGCCAGGACGCTATTGCCGTCCCAGTACCAGCCCAGTTCGATGTACGTGGCGTTAGCCATAGTGGCCACGCTCGACACAGTCTTGGAGCCGGTAGTGGTGTTCAGGCGCGAGATGAGCGACACCGAGGTCGAAGCCGCCGCCTTCGAGAAGTAAATCCCGTCGGTAGCGGTCGTCGGATCGGTGTTGGTGTTCTGCACGCCGACGATCACCGTCGAGGCGGTGGCGTCGTTGACCTGGAACCGAGCGCGATAGAACGCCTTCTTGCCCGCCGTGAACGCGAAGGCCGCCGGGTTCTTTTGAACCGAGCAGACATCGTTGTTCGAAGCCGAGTTGGTGATCAGCAGCAGGCCGCCGTCGCCAGCCGTAAGCGCTTGCGTCGTGGAGCCCGTCGCGGTGACGGTCCAGTCGGCGGAAGCGTACGTGTTGAAGTCGTTCCAGTACTCGTGGAACAGGGTTTGATCGGGCTGCACCAGATCAGCGAAGAGGTTGGTCTCGCTGACGTTGGTAAGCCCGTAGGGAAAGCGGGTGTTCGAGATGTTACCCATCCGGGCCTCCTGTTAGCGGTGGGCCGGGAGAAAACTCCCGGCCCGTTGCGGTTAGATGCCCTGGGTGCCGTAGACACCGCGCCAGTCCGTCCATCCAAACGCATAGCGTTCAGTGGACTTATAGCGCATGCTGTCCGTCTCGAAGTCGCCTTCCATGCTCTTTTCTAGACCACGGCGCTTGGCGAGCTTCAGGCCTTCCGGCGCATCGGTCTCAACCCACCAAGCGGTGTTCGAGGTCAGACGCGACAGGTTGGCTTGACCGCCAGCCAGCAGGCCCATGCTCTTCACCGGGTTGATGTCGTTGTTTGCGGTGCCAGCGCGGAGGACCGACTTCAGCAGCACTTCGGCTTGGAACACGTTTGACGGCGACACGACCAGTTTGGTCGGGGTCAGTCGGATGCGCTTGCCGTTGTTGTCCTGGGCCTGACGGATTTGGACAAGCATCTGCTCCAGCGAGGTCTGCGACAGGTTGGCCGCAGTCGACAGCTGGTTGGACAGGGTGCCGGTGACAATCGGGTGGTTCGTCGCCACGAGAGCCACGCCATCGCCGCCCGGATAAGAGGCGTTGAAAGCGCGGTTCAGGACGTTGGCGCCAAGGGTTTCCTTGGTTTCGATCAGCGACTGGGCGAGGTGACGCGCATAGGTCTGACCGATGCGGATGTGATCGCCGTCTTCCACCAGGACCTTGGTCAGCGCGAAGGCGAGACCGTAGACCTTGTAGACGTAGCGCTGAATGAACAGCACGCCGCCCGACTGGTAGGTCACGGGCATGCCATCCGGCAGCTCAGGAGCAGCCCCGAAGCCGAACAGGACCGGCTCTTCGTGGTAGTTCCGGGGGATACCCTGGAACTCCCGGAAGACCTGAGCCCACTCGTCGGCGCGCTGTTCGTAAATGCCGTTGAACTCTTCGTTCAGGATCGGCTCTACAATGGACCTGAAGTCCGTTGAACGCATAGGCGTAGCCATTGCTCAAGCCCTCCCTAGTACGCAGCAATGTTGGCCACGTTCTGGTGCTCAGAAACCTGAACCTGAACGATGGTGTAATTGTCGCCCCAAGTGTTGTCCGGGCCGGGCGTGATGCCGATAATGCGCATCGTCGCGTTGCCGGAGTTCGTCAGGGTGGCGGTGTCAAGCATCACTTGGCTGTAACCGACGGTGCTGTTGCCAGCGGTGACAGTCGTGAAGTTCGCTTGGTTCCCAAGGTTGCTCTGCGCAACAGGACCGTTCGCCTGGATGTTGTACACCAGGGTCGGGTCGAGCGTAGCATAAGCAACGATGTCGGTGGCCGAGGTCGAGGCGGTCCACTTGTTGGAAACGCGACGACGACCGTCGGTGTCAGTGAACTCGACGCCCTGGAAGGAGCCGATGATCGCGTCACCGATGGCGGCAGCCACCAGAGTGCCGTCAGAACTGTTAATCTTGACGGGCTGGTTGCCGTAGATGTTCGAGGTGTAACCCGACGCGATCGTGAAGGCGGTGGGACGAACCACACCGCTGGGCGAGTACGCGGGCTGCAGACCGAACGGGGCAGAAGACGTAGACATTGTCTTACCTCATCCGAGTTGGTTGCGGGGTTCCGCCTAAGAAAAAATTCCCTGGGCGGGGTTGCCACGGCGCAGGTCCGAAATACCGTCCCCCTCGTACATCGTGCTTCCCGACCGCTCAGCTTGCTCGCGCAGGAACTCAGCGGTGTCAGCCAGCTTACCCTCTTCGCGGGCGGGAGCGTCGTGGTGAGCCTCCTGCATGTACCTCTGGTAGAGGGACAAGGGCAGCTTAAACGCGAGCATCTCGTTTACCGCAACGAAGCCGATCCATTCGCCGGTTTTGGCCGTGGCATATTCCATGCCAGGAACCTCTTCCGCCTTGATCGGCTCGTACCCGAGTTGCATCCGGCGATGGATGCTGTCTCGGGGATTCGTCGTAGTAAGCCAACACACGTGATAGCCGGGGATATCCGGCAAATCCGGTAGTGCGTCGTTGAATAGTTGCTGTTGGAACATCCGCAGCCTGTCGTCTTCGCTGATATCCCGTCGCTCAGTGACCTCGCGGTCTTCCATAGCGCGGGAGCGCCGACTAGCACCCAGTTCCTTCTTAAGGCGTTCATCTACTTCCATCTGGCTCACTCCTTTCAGCGTGCCGAGTTACGGTCGTAGGCTTGATACGCCTTGATCTGTTTTGCCCGTCGAACCGGGTCATCCCAGATACCAGCGTCCATCATAGCCTGCTTTCTTTCAGGTGTCACGCTCACTTCTTTCTTGGTAGATTGGGGGGCGTGCTCACGAGTACCGCCCATAGGCGGGGCCTTCTTCTTTTCGGACTTCTTCACCGTTTCATCCTTACCAAGACGCGCGGAGACCCGGCTCGTCAGTTCAGTCCAGTACGCCAGCGAACGGGGGTCATAACCCTCCGCTGTCAGACGGGCGTCGATGGCTTTCGTAGCAATGCTCGCTTCGTCAACGCCCTTTGGGTTGTACCAGGGGTTAGCGTCCATCCACTGCTTCGCGTACGTCGCCACCGTGGTATCGGGGGCAGTCTGGGCGCGCTCGACTTGATGCTTGGCCTCGTTAAGCAGCTGAAACCGCTTTTGGGCGTCATCGCGAAGACGAAGCGCCGCCGCAACATCCGCGCCATTGCCCGCCTCAATCGCGCGGGCCATGATGTTCTCGGCCTGCTGAATCTCGGATGCGGTTTCGTTGAGACGCTGGTCGATGTTGACGATGTTCTGCTGAAGGGTGTTGCCCTCCACAGCCGCCAACCGCTTCGCCATCAGTTCATTTTGTTCGCGAAGCAGCTGAAGCTCGCGCTGCGCAGCCTCTTTCGCAATCTTCTGAACCTGACGCCGCTTCAGACGCTTCTTGCGCTTCGGACTTTCGCCAGCCTCTTCTTCCGGTTCATCGCCGTCGTCGGCTTCGGAGAAGCGCGCGTCCTCGTGCTCCTCGTCTTCCCCACCCTCTTCCGGCGCGGCGTCGACGACATCCTCGTCTTCGTCGTTCTCAATCAGTTCATTGCCTGCCATGACCGGCTCTCCTTTGCAGCCTTATAGGAAGGCACGGATAGCCAGCGGATCGCCGACTACCTTGCCCACTAGGTCGAGGTCGTTGAAGATGATGATGATGGCTTCGTCGCCATCGGCGGTCTTCACCGTCCACTTGTCGCCGCCGTAACGCGGCACCCGAACATAATCCCCTACCGCGCACCACGAGCCTTCGGGCCATTGCTCCATCGTGTTGCGGTTCTTGAACGCCAGCGATCCCATGCCAAGAACCTTGGCCACTTGCGTGTTCCACAGTTCGGTTTCGCGTACATCGCTGGTCAGGATGATGCCGCCCTTGGTCTTTTTCTTAGGCGTGCGAACCTGAACCATGACGCGCGAACCAAACGGCTGAACGCCCGGATCGCAGGGCGGGAACGCCTCGTCGAGGGTTCCGTACTCAAACTCAATCTTGTTACCAATCTCCTGCATGTGTGCTCCCCATGCTTGTTACAAATCAAAATCTTTCCGTTCTCGCTCGGCCACGAGGTTGATGATCAGGTCTCGTGCGTGTGTAAGCCCGGCGTAGAGGCCTACGGCACGCCCGTAGTCGAACATGTCTCGGCCTTGGGGGTGTTGAAGCGCCTCCTTAGCAAGGTTCACTTGCTCTTCCTCCAGGAGCCTCAACAGCGCCTCGATCCTCACCATTTCATCGGCTTTGACGCGCCCTGGCCCATCTTGCCGCCCGTATCGACGGGCTTGCCCATCGCAAGCTTCTTGTGCTGCCGAATAGCGTCAGCCGGAACGGGCTTGCCTTTGGTGTCTTGCGCGGGGGTCATGTCTTACTCCTGTGGGTGGATGCCGGTGCCAGTAGAGAGGTGCGTGCCTTTGCCCGCCTCGATCTGCGCCGCCGCGATCTCCTCAGCGGTGCGGTTGTCGGCGGCGTTGATCGAAAGCTTGGTCTGGTCCTGCGCCGCAGCACGGGCGTCGGCATGCTGCTCGCGCAGTTGGGCGACCTGCAGCGCCTGCGCGTGCTGCGCGTCGGACAGCCGCGCGTCCATGAGAACCTTGTTCTGGTCGGCTTGCAGCTGCGCCGCCCGAACCTGCGCCTCAGCGGACCCGCGCTGCTGCTCCATCTGCAGCCGCGCCATATCGACCTGAGATTTCGCCTGATCCGCCTGTGCCCGTCGGTTGGTCTCGGCCTGCGCGACCGCCACGCTCGGGTCTATCGGCGGCTGCGGAGCCAGCTGCTGCATCAGCTGCATAGCCTGCTCAATAACCGGCGGCAGCAACTGAAGCGCTTGGGCGGAGCGCTCGGTGATGGTCTGCGAGGCTTCAGCCAGCACGCGGTCGAACTCGCGCTTGGCGTCGTCGTTGTCCGAAGCTGCCGCCTGCCGCGCCATATCGCCCAGGTCCACGCCCGCCGCCTGCGTCCCCAGAGCGTACACCTGCGAGGCGTACCACATGGCGATGTGCTCTTTCAGATGGTTCAGCATCCCTGGAATGAACGACGGTGCGATCAGCTTGCTCATGCCGAGCACGGGCGACATCAGATAGCCCAGGTGCGTCTTGATGTGCGCGATGTGGTCTTGCTCGGGGAACGCCACGATCGGCTTGCCCAACGACGCCGTCACGTTCTCGGCCACGGCGTTCTGGTGCTGCGGCTCAACCGGCGGGTTCAGGAGCGTCTTGTACTGCGGAATTTTCAGCGTCCGCAGCAGCATCTCCTCGACTTCGCGGACGTTGTACAGCTGCGGCAGCAGAGACGCGCGCTGCGCCACTGCCTGCACCTGCGCAAACCGCTGGGCCTCGCTGAAGATGTTCGGGTCCGACACCGGGACCACGTCCATCGGCCCTTCAAAGTCGTTGCGCGTTGCAATGACGGAGCCCGTCTCGTCGGCCTCCATATCGTCGTCCAGGTACATCCCATTCAGACGATGCATGATGCGCAGCAGGTGGCCCATCGCGTTGTGCAGACGCGCATGGATCGCGCTAAACACCACCATGCCCTGCTCGATCTTTGCCAGCGTCGTGCCAACCGGCACGTTCTGGTTCGTGTCGCTCATGTCGTCGAGCGTGGTGCGTACGACGCCCTTGCCGGAGTCCACCAGGAACCCCAGCAGCTGGAACAGCACCTGCGACGGCGGGTTGAACGGCAGCGGCATAGCGATCTTGCGCACGTCGTCGACGTTCAGACCGCCTTCGATCTCCTCCACCTGCGTCGGCTGGATGTTGAGCGACTGGCCGCCACGCGACCCACCCTTCAACTTCAGCATGGTCTGCGAGTTGGAGATGTGCGCCGCGTCCAGAAGCGCCCGCAGCGCCCCCGTCGACGCCGCCGACAGGCCACCGATCATGTGCGTGATGCCGATCGGGTACGCCCCGCGCCACGGCACGAACGGGAACTCGACCATCCACTGCAGCGCTTCGTACGTCTCGTCGTCTTCAGACCAGTTCCGATAGATCGACAGCACTTGCGACGTGCTCTTGTCGACAGTCACGATGTACGGCGCAGCGCCGATGTCGTCCTCGATCTCGGCGTACGTGTAAATCTCGTACACCGTGCGCAGGCCGTCCTCGTTGTAGGAGGTCTCCTCGCGCCCCTCGACCTTGTTGTTCGCCTGCTCGGCGTCTGATCCTTCGGGCGCTTGCCCCGGCGAGATCAGGTCCACGTCGCGGTACATGCCGCTGTCGACACGCTGCTGGTAGTCCAGCGTCGTCAGGTACTGCACATGCGTCTTGCGTTGCGCCGTGTAGAAATTTGTCGCGGCGTACGGCAGGTACACGTCGTCAATCGGCACGAACATGAAGTTTGGACGATTGCGCTTCTCGTCCCACGTCACCTTCATGTACTGCACGCCGCCCAGCGGCACCTGGGTCAGAAGCTGCTCAAGCTCGCCCCGGAACTCCTGCGACTGCGTCGTCAGCTGCCAGTTCATGAACGTGGCCTTGCGCCACGCCTTGTCGGTCCGCTCGCGCGTAGCCTCGCCCACAATGTGGGTCTTGACCGGCCCGTCGGCGGGCAGAAGCTCCTTGATCGCTCGCGACGAGAAGTCCACGCAGACTTCCGTCAGCATCGGATGCACGACCCGAGACGCCCCCTGGAACTGCGCGCCGCCCGGCGCGTCGTCCCCAAGCCCCGTACGACGGATGCCCTCCTCGTACTGCTCGTCGCGCTTCTTGCGCGCCTCCTTGTCCCGACCGATCAGTTCCAGATACGTCGTCGCCAGCCGCTTAAGGTCGCCTTCCGGCAGCACTTCAGCCAGATTATCATAGAACTCGCTATCGCCCGGCTTACGCTCCGTGTCCTCCATGAGAACAATCGCGCCGCCGTCTTCGGTATCGATGACATCCTCATCGCCGTACAGCGGACCCGCGTCGTCGAGCAACTCTTCGTCTTCCATCAGGCGCGGTCCTTTGGCGGGGAGGCGGCATTGATAACATCAGGCGTGTAAACGGGCAAACTCACACTCCGTAAGGATTGACGATGGGCTTGTTGTAGGGGACGTACTCCTCCTCGCCCTTTTTCCTTGGCGGCTTTCCTTCCAGTAAGCCTTTGTCCATGCACAGCCGAATAGCCTGAGTGCAGCTGTCGACATAATCATCATGCTTGATCGACCCGCTTCCGCTGAACGAGCACAGTTGCGCCAGCATAGGCTCGACCCACGTCTTCGGTCGACCCGCCAGCCGTTCACTCTCCGGTAGCCACACCTGTTTTCGCGCAAAGACATGCGACACCATGTGCAGCCGTGACAACTTGTCCGCTCGACCGGGGTTGTAGGCGTATGCCGTTATGCCCTCGCGATCGAGCATCTGCCGCAAAGAGATGCCGCTGCCCTTGTCCTCGATCAGCAAGATGTCCGGCTTGCGTCCGCTCGTCGCCATCTTCGACGACCCGATCAATGGCTTGATCACCGCCCGGTCCTGGTCGTCGCCGTACGCGACGTTCATTTCCTTCTTCACCCGCGCCATCAAGTTCGGCAGCCCCAGCTGGTCGTCCCAGCAGTCCAGCAGCATCACCTGACGCTTGTCCTCGTGCCAGAATACGCCCCACACGGTGCAAGCCGTCGAGTCAGCCGTATGGGTGCGCTTGTCCAACGTCTTCTCGGTGAACGCCGTGTCGAGCGACATGATGATCCAGTCGAACGACGGCAGCACGCGCTTGGCGGGCCAGAGCCGGAACCATGAGCGCGCTATGATGCCGCCCTCTTCCGCGTCGATAAGCTCGCCCTCAAGCTCCTGGCGCCCAAGCTGGGTGCCCTCGTACTGCTTCAGCTGCTCAAAGAACGACGTGGGCAGGTGTGCCCGGTTCTCCGATGTCGAGCCCTTGGTGATCACGCGCCCCGCCTTCGGCGCGACCAGCTTTCGCACCAAGTCCTTGGGCTTTGGCGTTGTCGTCCACACCACTTGCGGCCTGGGACCGAGACGCAAGCCCATCATGGCCATGTCCCAGGTCTCTTCGCCCTTCGTCCACGCCGCCAATTCATCGCACCAGAGGCGGGATGCCTGTGGCCCCCGCAGTCGCTCCGGCTCCTCTGCCGAGAACCCACGGATCGTGGCGGGTTTCCCGCTCTCGGTCAGCATTGTGATAATCAGGTTGGTCTTGTTGTAGTCCAGGATCAGTTCCGGCGGCAGGATATGTAGGAGCCCGGCGGGTCCTTCGAAGCACGTATGGCGCACGTCGTTAAGCGTGGGGGCGATAACAAAGGAAGGGAAGGCTTGGGGATCGTAATACGCTTCATGCGCCATCCACTGAGCGCCAGTGAGCGTCTTTCCGAACCCCCGTCCGGCCAAGAGCCCCCATTCCGTCCACTCGCCTTCGGGCGGCTCCTGTTTCTCCCGCGCCGTTGAAGCCCATTGCATCTGCCACTTAAGTGCGGCGATCTTCTCCAGCGGCAGCTGTCTCGTCACTATTGCGTCGAACAGAACAGCCTTCTGGACCTCGGTGAGTTTCTTGAACGGGAGCATGCGAACAGGCGCATCCTTGCGAGTTAACGCCACCTACGTAGGCCGCTGCGTTACGCACTGCAACTGTTGTTGCGTTGCACCTGACTGGTAGGCACCTAACAGGGTGCATCTAACGTGGATTTTGCAAAAAATTTGGGCGTAGTGCATGCAAATTTTTATTCAGGCGGCAAAAGGCGGGGGTGGGGGGCCCTCCCCCTATGGCCTAACGCTGGTCGCCGAACGCCGTTCGTTTCCGCTTTACTGTAGAGCGCAAGCAACGCGCCAAGCAACGCGCAAGTAACGGGAAGACTAGAAGCGCGCCAAGTGCCCGCAGCGCAGAGCTTTAAGTAAATCGCTAGTATACATTACTCAACGCGGGCCTGTGTATACTTAGTGTTGCATAAAAGCCACATGCCTCTGTAAGCCCCTCTGCTGCACCCATGCGGGCGAAAGGCCTTTTCCATATGCGGTAGACCCCAAAAACAAAGGCCTCCGTACGGGCCAAAAAACGGCCTTAGCGTTGATTTGGTAATCGTTCGCAAATGCAACCTAGAGGTTGCGTTATACACTTAATGCAACCTAATGCGCGTGACGCACGCGCGCCCATATTATAAAGCCTCGCGCGGGCCACGCGCGGGCGCGGGGCTTGGAGCAGGCGGACGGTAGCGCGCCCTTTAGCCCTTGGCCATTAGTCCGGCGCGCCCTTGCCCTGCCCCTTGCACCTAAAGGGTTGCGCCGCGTGTAAACCCATGCGACAAGGCTCTCACCGGGGGCGCGCCGCCCCTGAAACGGAGACTTGAGAATGGCTCGCAAACTTGCCGCTTCCCCCGCCGACTATGCCGCCGACGCAATCGCCGCCCTAGGTTCGCCCGCCGCCGCCCTTGCCGCCTTTATCGCCAGCGACTACCCGGCCCGCCTCCCGGAATGGTCCGCCGCCGTAATAGCCCTGCTATCGCCGCCGCCCCATGCCAACCGCGAAACATGGCTCCACGCCTTCGCCGACGCGGCCCGGCCTCACTTCGCCGACGCCGGGCGGCCCTTGCCCGACACGCTCCGCATCGGCGTGGGTTGGACCTCCGGCGGGGCTCGCGCCGCGTCTAAGGTTATCGGAGAGTGCTACCACCCGTCGGCGGCCTCCGACGGCGTCCGGTCCATCATCATTTCGACGGGCGCGGGCTTGCCCGACGCGGAGGCCGTCGCCGCCGTTCTGACGCATGAATTGGCACATGCCGCGCTTGACGCCGGGGTTGGCCACAAGCGGCCCTTCGCCGATCTGGTCCGGGCGCTAGGCCTTGAGGGCAAGGTGACCGCCACGGTGGCCGGTGACGCGTGGCGCGCATGGGCCGGGCCGGTGCTCGCCGCCCTTGGCGACTACCCGCACAGCACCCTGACGGCGGGCGAGACGGGCAAGAAAAAGCAAGGGACGCGGATGCTTAAGGCCGAGTGCGCTTGCGGCTACACCGTCCGGCTAACAGCCAAATGGGCGAACGCCGGGTTGCCATTTTGCGGCGCGTGTTCGGAGCGCATGACGTGCGAAGGCGTCGAAAGCGAAGCGGAAGGGGAGGACTACGCGATAGCCGCCTAGCGCGTGTAAACGCGCCCCTTAGCCGCCCCTAGCGGCCCGCGCCGGGAGCCCTAACGGGTGGCCCGGCTAAGGCCGTGCGGGGTTGGCCCGCACAATGGAGACCTGACACCATGAACACCTACAACGGACACCGCAGCTGGAACGCGTGGAACGTGTCACTCTGGATCAACAACGATGAAAGCCTGTATCGTTTCGCCGTGTTGCTTGTGAAGCAATACGGGATAGGCGTGGGCGCGGTGAAATTGGCGCAATCGCTGCAAGGAGAGCGCACGCCAGACGGCGCGAAGTACAATCTGACATGCGTGCGCGAAGCGCTGCGCGGCATACTCTAGCGCGGTTACCCGTCCCCAACGGCCAAGGGCCCTACGGGAAACCGTGGGGCCCTTTTGCTATGCCGGGACAACTAGCCCCTAGGAAGGCTCAGGAAGGCCATTAGACCCTTCCGGGTAAAAAGGTAGCGCGGTGACGCTAACAGGGGCCTCCTGGGCCACCTGGGGCCTCAGCATGGCCATAACTTCCAGCACCAAGGGGCTTGCCTCCAACTTGCCCCCGTCCGCTCCCGCATGTTGCACCCGCTCGCCATACCGCGCCGGATCGAACCTCGAGAGCAGCTTAAGCCGGTGGTTCGCCCGCGCCGTGTCGCGGGACGTTTCATTTGGCACGCCGTCAACCGGCTTTAGACCGTCGATGATATCGAGACTGTCAGAGGCGATAACGTCATAACCGTGTAAGCGCGCCTCCTCGAGCCGGTCGGCAAACCCGTGCTGCGCTTTCCAGCGGTTGAACGTGGACGCCTCAATATCGACATCAGGCATGCGCAGCACCTTTGCCAGCAAGGTTCCCGACGCGACCCGCTCTATAATCAGGTCCACAAGCTCAGGGCTGTATTTCGATTTTACCGTCATGTTCGCACCTCGTGTTTAAACCATATCACCGAACGCAAGTTCATGCGCCGCAATCCTGAATGTGGCGTCTGGATCGAAAGGGGCTACCCGGCTCGACAGTTCGCCCAGCCGGTCCATGATCCCCAAACGCCGCGCCAGTCGGATGCGCTCACAGAACGTCTCAGCAGGGAACATATCCGAAGTGCGCTTCTCGTACGCGCCGAGGGTGATCACGTCCCCGGCGACGTGCGTTGATACGTTCTCCCGCCGACTGACCTCGCCAGCCATCTCGATCGCCTCAATCGCCACTTCGTCAAGCGCGTCGTCGTCGCAGATAAACAGGCTAACAAACATGGGCGAGAACAGCGCCGCCCAAACACCCGCCGGAGCCCGCACCGCGCTGAGCGGCTTCGCAGGGGGCCGCTTCTTACGAGTGGGCGGCCTAGCGCCACGGGCCTCCTCATACGCCGCCGACGCGGCTTCCTGTGTCTCGAAGTACCCGAGATGCTTACGAGCGCCGCCCTCGCTGATACGAGCGCACCACTTCCCTGTCCGAGCGTAAAACGACACGCCCGGCAATTTCAGATCGATCACATTCATTCTCGCACCTGCTCCGGTTCCGTACGCCACAAAGGCATACACCCCTACGCCCTACACCATTACGGCCATACGCCAAAATCCAATGCCGTACTCCCGTACGCCGTACGCCCTCCGCCGGGACCCTACTACGTAGGGGTCCCCCGGCGTACGGCGTACGGCGTACGTTCCGGGGACTGTACCGCCATACGCCATACAGCCATTTTACCCCTATATTGGCAGTAAGGCGTACGGCGTACGCTCTCCCGTACGCCATTGCACCCAACCAAACGCAATGCTATGCACCCCGACGGCGCAACACCCGCCAACAGGAGACCACCTATGACCCCTTCCACCCCCACCCCCACTTTCGCCCTGCGCGTTCTGCGCGCCCTCCTCGAACTGGCCGCCGTCTCGGCCTTCTTTCTGACCGTGCTGGTCCTGGCGTCCGCCTTCGCCTCCCCGACGTAACCCAGCCCCCTGACATCGCGGACAACCCGCCCACAGCCCGGAGCCGGAGACGGTGGCCGGGCTTAAGGCGTGTAAACGCGCAGGGCCGCTGTGGCCGACGCGCCTCTGACAGAGACAGGACTAGAGACAATGGCTTTCGCTCCCACGGCCCAGCAGCAGGCGTTCCTTGACGCTCTGACCGGCACCGACGCTCACCTTGCCCTGGAGGCCCGCGCGGGCTGCGGCAAGACCTCCACCATCATGCTGGGCGTCAACGCCCTGCGCGCCGCGAACGAGCGCACCCGCATCCTGGTCTGCGCGTTCAACACCGCCATCGTGAAAGAGATCGACGGGAAGCTGCGGGACGCCGGTCACGGCTTCCCCCACGTCCAGGCGAAGACGGCGCACGGCCTGGGGACCACGCTGCTCAAGGACGCCTACGGGTTCGACACCCGGCGCGACCTGAACGCGCACAAGGTCCGCGACCTGATCCAGGCGGCGGCGGGGTCGAGCAGCCTGTACGGGGCTTACTCGCAGCAGATCAGCAAGCTGGTCGGCATGGCGAAGCAGGCGGCGGTCGGCGTGTTCGGGCGCGTTGAGGACGCGGGCATCTGGTACGGGCTCGCCAGCCACCACGGGATCGAACTGGACGAGGCGGACGCCGAGCGCATCGTCGGAGCCGCCCAGGACATCTACACGCGGTCGTGCGACGACCTCACGACGTTCGACTTCGACGACATGATCCTGATCCCGCTGCTGCGCCGCCTGACGCCCAGGTGGCCCGCTGACGTGGTGTTCGTCGACGAGGCCCAGGACCTGTCGCCCGCGCGTCAGGCGCTGATCAGCAAGTTCGTGAAGCCCCGCTACGGTCGGCTGGTCATCGTCGGCGACCCCGCCCAGGCGATCTACGGGTTCGCGGGCGCTGACGCCCAGTCGCTCTCGAACCTGATCCGAGAGTATCGCGCGACCGTGCTGCCGCTGTCGGTGACGTGGCGCTGCCCTAAGGCGGTGGTGCGCGAGGCGCAGGCCTACGTGCCCGACATCACGGCAGCCGACAGTGCGCCCGATGGCAGTGTCACGTCGGTCCTGTCGCTGCCGCAGGCGCTGACGCCGGGGCGTGACGCCATCCTGTGCCGGAACACGGCCCCGCTCGTGTCCACGGCCTACAGCCTGATCCGCCAGGGTACGCCTGCGCGGGTCGAGGGCCGGGACATCGGCGAGGGTCTGGCGGCCCTGGCGCGCCGGTGGAAGGTGAGGACGTGCGCCGAGCTACTGGCGCGCCTGGAGGCGCACGAGGTGCGCGAGCTTGGCAAGCTGGAGGGCAAGCCGGATGAGGACGAGCAGGCCGAGAAACTGCGCGATCGCCTCGACACCCTGCGCGAGATCATCAAGGCGTGCCAGGGGCGCGGTGAGCAGCTGGTGACGGACGTGGTCGGGGCCATCGCGGCCCTGTTCGGCGACGACGTGCAGGGCGCGGTGGTCCTGGCGACCTACCACAAGTCCAAGGGCCGCGAGTGGCCCCGTGTGCTGCTGCTGGAGCACCACAGCCGCTGCCCCTCCCGCGCCGCCCGGCAGCCCTGGCAGTTGGAGCAGGAGGCCAATCTGGCCTACGTGGCGGTCACCCGCGCCCAAGAGGACCTCGTCTACGTCGGGTAGTCCGACAGGGGGCCGGGGCGCTGCTCCGGCCCGCATCCCCGCCCCATATTGTTTAAACATGAGAGCGTATCGATGAACAGCTTCGTCCCTGTACCCGCGACCGTGCGCTGCGCCTGCGGCGCGTGGTTGCCCAAGGGCTCGACCGCCGAGCGCACCACCTATGGCTGGCGACACTGCGCCGCCTGCCGCCCACGCCAACAGAAGGACAATGACCAATGACCGATCAGACCGAGGTAGCCATGCTGGACGCAATCAGCGACTTCATGGCCGCGCTTAACGATCATATCGATGCGCGCGTTCATTACGACCGTGACGGCCCGCGCTACGCGGGCGACAACCCGCCGGATCAGTCGGAGATCGAGAGCGCGCTCCGCAAAGCCGTATTGGCCGTGGTGCGCGCGGGGCTGCCCCAGTGACACCGCCCGTCAGGGCGCTGGGACTAAGCCCTATTGCACCCCAACCGGTGCGGTGCTAGATAGTGATCCGGGCCGGGCGACAGCGCCCCGCCCCTTGACCTGAAGGAGACCTGACAATGACGACGCAATCCCCCCTGTTTAAACTGTGCATCGGCTACCGCTCGTTCGTCATGACGGCGGCGGACGCCGCCAAGGTGATGGACACCCTCGCCGCTGCCGTCCCCGTGGACACCGACTGGCTGGACGGCGAGACCGTCCTGCACATCCTCGACCGGCCCGAGACGCTGTCGCTGGAGCAGGTGACGCGGCGGGTGCTGACCCCCGACCAGTACAAGGCCGCTGTCAAGGCCAAGGACGACGCTGACGAGGCCAAGGAGGCCGCAGCGCAGGCCGAAGCGCAGGAGAGCTAAGCCTCTCCGTCCCAGCGGCTGCGAACATTGTTCGCAAGTCGCCCCAACGGGCTAGACGCCCCCGCGCCCCGGAGCCGCAGAACGCGGTGGCCGGGGTCAAGGCGTGTAAACAAGGAGACCTGACCATGACCACCTCCCGCTTCTTCCAAGACACCCCCTGGGGCGCTGCCGACCACGTCGAGTGCATCGCGCCCGGCGTCTTCGCTGTCTCGACGCCCTCGCACGGGGGCCTGTACCTCGACGACGTGGCGCTGGACGCCATCCCCGCCGCCCACCGCGCCTACGCCGCGCGCTGGTCCCACGGCTACGGCGACGCATGGTTCGAGGAGGACTGCGCCGCCGCCTGCGTCGTCGTCGCCATGCCCCAGCACTTCGCCGTCGATCAGGTCGAGCGCGCCCGCGCCACCGTCACCAACTTCATCGAAGCCTGAGCCATGTACCCGAAAGACCTGAACGACATTAAGGACGCCGACACCCGCCGCCGCATCGTGATCGAGCGCAGGATCGTCACCGCCCTGATCGACCACGCGCTGGCCGAGGGCTACGAGCTAAGCGTCGATGACGGCGAGGAGCAGCACCCGTGGACGACCGACCGGGCCGTGGTGATCGACAACATCATGGAGACCGACGAGGACCGGCTCTACCTCCGCAAGGACGGCCACACCGCATGGGTCCTCCTCGTCTACGGGAACGACGGCTGGGACGTGATCTGTGACTACAACACCAGCCTTGAGGCCCTGCTAGAGCCCATCAACAAGCTGGCCGAGAGCCTGGAGGACGCATCGTGATCGAGATCAAACACAAAGACACCGGCGCGGTCTTGCGCACGGTCGAGGCTGACACCCTGACCGGGGCCGACCTGACCGGGGCCGACC